GCTTCTTTACTCTTTTGTGGGTGTACTGCTAAATATGTGTGCATTGGTTTCATATTTCAATGTTTTTGTTTAGTTAATGTTTAGGTTAAATAAAAGAATAGTATACCTCTCCCAGGTTTCTAACGCCTGACCTTTTGGGTTAACAGCAGAATCAATTTTAAAGCAGTTTCTGCTTGCTGATAGAGGATAGTCTGCAGACTACATTCACTATTCTTTATAATAAGAGACAACACTGTGGTATTTACATAGCTTTTGCTAAAACCTTGGCTTTTCTTCTCTCTTATCATTATGTTATAAAAGACTGTATCACAACCCATATCTCTATCAAAGTAGGAATATAGCGGAAGGATTTGTCAGTCTTTTGTATATTTTAGAACAGTTTTACACTTGTTCAGGTGTTAACTTTCCCAGTTCTCTATGTCACAGCTATTATGTCTGCAGAATCATTTACAAGTGTGGTGCCTGAGATACATTTATCCACTTTTGTTGTTTAATGTTTTGTATTCCCACAAAACAGAGACCATACACATCTCTATTATGCGCCAATTTGCAAGGATTGTCTAGTTCTAATGGCATTTCTTTGTTTGTTTTAGATATTTATATGATTTAATAAGTGTATTTATACAAGTCATCGATAACTCTCATATGATAGATCAGTATCTTACTGATTGTTAATACTACTTATACACACGGTATGTGCTTGTTGTAGTCTCGTTAGTTCTATCCTCTAACTTCACGTGTTCATTTATGGGCACACGAACTCAAAACCTTTTTACACATTACGCTGGAGATTAGATTTTACATGAGTTATAGTGTGTTGTTCCCACCCTAGCCTAGACTAGGATTGATCTTAATATTTTCAAAAAGAACAGACTCTAGGAAATTAACCCTAAGTCTGTCCTCAAGTGTTATATTATCATATCTCTTTGATTTGATAATGTGTTGAATTGTGGGGAAAAGTGGTGAATGAGGCCTGCTAGCCACACTCACACACTTAAGAAGTTATCGTGATTATTTAACTCCTGAGGCAACAAAGGGGAAAACCCCCTTAACTACCACACGAGAAAGGTAAGAGGTTCTCCATCTTTAGTGCACATAACCTCTCCTGCCTCATTAGTTTTCTGAGTTGGGATAGGATTAGACGGCATCTGAAACTCATCTTTAGGCTGAATATCTTCAGGTATAAGAGAATTCTTTTTAACATAACCAATAGCGTTCTCGCAAGAGAATGGATTGGCTGAGTAATAAACTAAGATGTGATTGTTAGTAGATTTGATTACTGTTGCTGTGATTGTTTGTACTTGTGACATAATAAATAGGGATTTAGCGCATTACGCAATTAATAAAATTGGAGAATAAAAAGCACAGGGTACTTTGAACTCCGTAAGATAGGAGGGGTCATTGATTGTGCTGGTTCACACATTCACAAATCCCCTTCTAAAAAATTTTTTTGGTATTTTATTTTTTATTAATATTTTTTTATATCTTTGCCCCGCAACATTACCGTCCCCCGGTAAACAAAAAAGGGACTAGACATCGGATTGCGAACTCTAAATAAGAGGGAAATTTTCTCCGGTAGTTGCGAAAGAGTTAAGTATAAACCTAGTTAGGATGGATTACACATAGTAATAAGTGTGGTGAATTAACACCGTCTCACTATCCTTGGGTCCCTGTAAAAAGGAGCACTGCTAGAGTGAAATCTAAACTTGAAACAAAAACCCAAGGGGGATAACTATGTCTAAATTACAATGATAAATTTTATATGCAAATGTGGAGAGTCAAAACAACTTACTAAAGTTACTTTAAAAGTAATAGATGGTAAAGTTAGGACTCAGGAAGCCAAATGTACGTGTGGTCAATACATGCAAGAAGAATCAAAAGATTTTGAGGGATTCCCATCTTTAATTAGAACAGAACCCACCTTAAATAAAAAATAAGTTAAAAAAAACTTGTTTTTATAAAAGAATAGTTTATATATTTGCCCAAACAATATATATAAATTATGAAATTTAAACCAAACGGATCGTGGGTTGTCCTTCCAGACCCAACAATTACAGAAACAGAATCAGGTATTATACTAGATGAAGCTACATCTATACAGAATGCTAAAAGATCTAATTTATTAGAGGTAATGGCTATTGGACCTATGTGTACTTTTGCAGGGGTTGGTGATACTGTTATGGTAGATCCTAGAACAGAAGCTGTAAAATCACGTATTGATAATAAAGATTACCTTATTGTAGGGGAGCATCAGTTATTAGGGAAGTGGTAAAAGGTACTGTTAGTATTTCTTTAGATGATTACCATACTTTACTAGATTCTTCAACTAAATCTTTAGAGTTAAAAGATAATTTACAACTTGCTGTTAAAGAACTGCAGGTATTTTTATCTTATCTATGTACAAGAGAAAATCTAGAAGGATATGTTGAGGAGTTTAACAGACAATCTAAAACTACTAAAATTAATATTAACGGGGGTATAGCTAAAATAGAAACAAAAAATGTTTAGGAAATTATTAAGAAAATATAAGTTTTTACATTACCTAGGTTTTCACAATAAAGACTGTAGGAGAAGAGTGTATACAACAGAGCAAAATTACTTATGTTTAAGAACGGGAAATACCCATAAAAAATTTACATTATGAATTTAAGGCAACAACTTAAAAAGAATAAAACAGTTAGGGGGAGGCGTTGGACTATAAAACAAGATAAAAACGGTTTACTAACTCATGTTAAAATGATATTTAAACCTGAAGAGTATGCTACATATTCTAACCCTAAAAAAATGTATGGGGATAAAGATTTATTAAATATATTAGAAGAAAATTATGAAAAAAAGAAAAATAACAGTTAATATAGATAGTACTTTAAAGTATCTACAACTATGGAATGGAATCTTTAACTTAACAGATAAAGGACTTAAAGTTTTATCTTCCTTTATAGATGTTCAAAATCTTACAGAAGAAGATAACTTGTGTAGTGTTAAGAATAAAAAAGAAGTATCTAAGATTGTAGGGGTTAAAGACTATAATACTTTAAATAATTATATTAAAAGGTTTAAAGATAAAGGAGCAGTACTAAAAGCTGATGGAATTTATAAGCTTAATCCTTTTTTAGACCCAAATACAGAGAATGTTGAAGTAGCAATTAATAAAATATGAAAGGAGAAGATTTAATAGATTATCTAGTACCATCTTATTTTGATGTGATGGGATATGAGATAGTTATTATACAAGATACAGAAGGAAACTTAATAACGTTAAAAATAGTAAATTATGAAGGATAAAGATAGTGAGAATAAAAATTTATACGTAAAACCCCCAAGTTTATTTAAAATGCTTAAAACTTTTACGGGAGAGACAGCTAACTTTATAAAAGCTGGAGCACCCGTAGTAACTAAAGAAGATTATGCAGATAGACTTGATTCTTGTATGAAATGTGAGCATCTGCAAAAAAAACATATGAAGTGTGGATTATGTGGGTGTATGTTGCAATTTAAAGCTAGGATGAAAACAACTGACTGTCCTGATAGGCCTTCAAGGTGGAAAGAGCAAGTAGTAGATGATAAGAGATAAAAAAATAATAATACAAATTTTAGCAACTAAATATAATTTACCTTTAAAGAAAGTAGAAGAAATGGTTAACCATCAGTTTAAGTTTACAGAAAAGATAATGAAGAAGGGAGATTTTGATAGTGTGCGTCTCCCATATTTTGGTAAATTTTCAGTTAACCCAAATAGAGTGAAACATATAAATAAATTAAAAAGTATTAAAGATGAATAACGATTTAATACATATTGTTGATAGTGTAGCAACACCTACAGCTTATACTTTAACGATTAAAGAGTTCCAAGGTTTGACAGTGGAAGAGTTAGGATTTGTATACTTTATGGTAGATCATAGATCTCCTTTTTCTATCTATGAGTGGGACCAACGTATTATTGAGGTAAAAAATAGTATCTTTGGGGAGAAAAAGAAATGGTCTGCATCCCCAAAAGTGTTAGGAGCTTGTGATAAGTATGATAAACTAATAGAGACTTCTGCTGTAAGATTATTAAAAGCAGCTAGAACATCTATAGTAAAATTAGAGAAATACTTTAGAGATATAGATTTACATTTAATGGATGACCATGGTAAGCCTATTTTTCATGCAAAAGATTTAATAGCTAACTTATCTAACATGGGGAAAGTAGTAGATGGATTAAGTAGGTTAGAAGAAATAGTTAAAAAAGAAGAACAAGCCGCTAATACAAATAGAGGGGGAATTGAAGTAAATAAATATAGTATGTAATGGATTTTTTAGAAGACTTAGAAATGTACAACGCCGCAATGGAAAACTCGTATTATCTTATTACGAAACGTAAAACGTTAGATGATATTTATATTTTATTAGAAGAAGAAGCTATTGAAGAGTTTTACTTACCTTTTGACCCTATACACGAAGACGGGAGATCAACAGATGTAATAGATATGGTTATTGAGTATTTTATCACAACTGAAGAGTATGAAAAATGTGCTGAATTAATTAAGATTAGAGAGAAATGCTTAAAGATACTGATAGAGTAAGACCTGCAGCAATATCTTTTTTAAAGTACGGATATTTTACAAATTCCTTACCTGGGACTAAAGAATACTATGATTTTTGGGATGAAGAGAAAAAAAGATGTTTATATGGGTATAAAGTTGGGGAAATACATATAACTGGGTTTCATTATTTTTATTTAAACTATTGTCCTATTGATAGGGCAATTGATGAAGTATTACCAGATGGAACAATCCAAGCTAAACGTGAAAGGACATTCCCTAGGTTTTATGATGGTGATTTTGAATATTTCCACGAAATAGACAGGGCTAGAGCTAATAATAAGCATATGATTGTTTTAAAAGCAAGAAGGAAAGGATATTCTTATAAAGCAGGGTCAATGCTTGCACGTAATTACTTTTTTGTTAAAAATTCTAAAAACTTTGTATTTGCAGCACAAAAAGAATACCTTATTGGGGATGGGCTTTTATCTAAAGCTTGGGAATTCTTATCTTTTATAGATGATAATACAGCTTGGTCTCAGCCACGGTTAAGAGATAGAGAAATGCACAAAATGTCTGGGTATAAAAAGAAAGTAAACGGACTAGAGATTGAAATGGGGATGAAGTCTCAGATAATGGGGGTAAGTTTAAAAGATAACCCAGATAAAGTAAGGGGAAAGGCAGGGGAGCTTGTTTTCTTTGAAGAGGCAGGATCTTTCCCTGGATTATTAAAAGCATGGGAGGTAACAATGCCAACAATGAGGCAAGGTAGTAAAACATTAGGGATGATGGTTGCTTTTGGGACAGGTGGTACAGAAGGAGCTAATTTTGAAGCAATGGAAGAAATATTTTACAATCCAGAAGCATATGACTGCATGCATTATGAAAATATATGGGATGAAGGGGCTATGGGGAGTACATGTGGGTATTTTATCCCAATCCAAAAAAATCTAGACGGTTTTATAGATGATAATGGTAATTCTTTAGGGGATGACGCTGTAGAGTATGAGAAAGAAATGAGGGAAAAGAAAAAAGGTGCTGCAGATGCTAAATCTTTAGACCAATATATAGCGGAGCACCCATTTTCTCCTCAAGAAGCTACATTACAAGTTACAGCTAACCTATTTGATATAGCATCACTACAAGAACAGTACAATACTGTTAAAGCTAGGGGCTTGCAATCTATAGGGACTGTAGGTAAGTTATATCATAACGCTAAAGGGGAAATTAAGTTTACTATTGATGGGGATTTAAAACAAATTACTAAATTCCCACATAGAAAAGATGATGATAAAACAGGGGCTGTAGTAATCTATGAAGCCCCATATAAAAATGAAAAACAACAAGTACCTATGAATATGTATGTACTTTGTCATGATCCATATGGGCAAAATCAATCAGCAGATTCTACATCTTTAGGGGCAGCTTATGTAGTAAAAAGACCTAATAACTTATCTCAGCCTGATGACATTATTGTAGCTTCTTATGTTGGGAGACCCCAAACTCAAGATGATTATAATAGAAATTTATTCTTACTAGCGGATTACTATGGGTGTAAGATAGGATTTGAGAATGATCGAGGTGAGGTGATAGCATACGCTAAAAGATATAGGAAGTTACACAAGCTACAAGAAGAGTTTGAGATGTTAGATAAAAAAGAACTTAGGAGTAAGACTGTAAAACGTCAATATGGGATGCATATGACTGAAGCAAGGAAGCGTCAAGGTGAGATATATATACGTGATTGGTTAAATACTGTCCGAAGAACGGATGAAGATGGAAATAAATTGTTAAACTTGCATAAGATTTATGATCTTGCATTTTTAACAGAACTTATCAAATTTAATCATCATGGTAATTTTGATAGAGTGATGGCTTTTATGATTGCTATGTATCACACAAGAGAACTGTATAATGTAGAAGTTAAAGATATATTAGAAGATCGAGCTACAGATAAGTGGTTTGATAAAAATTATTATTAATATGACAAAAGAAACAGATACAAAAAAAATTAAACCTTATAACCCTCTACCAGAATACTTAGCGATAGGTCCGTCACAAATTCATGGAGCAGGGATTCTAGCCAAAGAAGATATTCCGGGAGAGGTAGTTATAGGTATTAGTCATGTATATGATCCAAATTTTCAACATAATTGGATAAGAACTCCACTAGGTGGGTTTATTAATCACTCTGATTCCCCTAACTGTGAGTTAATAGAAGAAGATGGTGATTATCATTATAAAAAGCTAAAAACAATAAAAAAGATTGAATCTAAAGAAGAGCTTACTTTAAAATATAGTTTATACGATATTTGTAATTATTTGTAGTGCTATATTTATAAAGTCGAGATTAATATTTAACTGTGTAGTAAAAACAAAGGTAAATTAAAGTAAATTTGTAAATTATGGGATACGACAAAATACCGAGGCAAAAGCTCTCAATAACAAAAAAGGATAAGAAGTGGGGAGAAGAATGTGTTAATGCATTTATAGATCTTTCTAATTCAGGGTCAAGTCAATCTGGGAAAAAGAATGATTTAAAGATATTATATGATTATTATAACGGTGTAATTGATGAGACGGATTATAACTACGTATTGAAACCTTATGGTAAAAATCGTAAGAATTTCCCATCCCAAATGCGTAATTACCCCATTATTAAACCTATAATTGATCTTCTTCTAGGGGAAAAATCTAAACGTCCCCTCAATTACACTGTTACAGTACAAAATGCAGACACTATCTCTACAAAAGAGAATGCTAAGTCTGAATTAATATTTAAGAATCTTCAAATGCATTTCATGCAGGCTTTACAAAAGCAAGGACAAGATGCTGGGGTAGATCCTAACGAAGAGGTAGAGTTACCAGAGCATATAGCAAAAATGTTTGAGGATAGTTATGTAGATAATAGAGCTATTCTAGGGCAAAAGTCTATGAACTATATCTTACAAGAGCAAGAAGTGTATGATAAAATACAAAAAGCTTGGTTTCACTATTTAATTACTGGAGAGTGTTACACACATAGAGGTGTTAGGAATGCTGATCCTTTTTATGAGATATTAAACCCATTAGATGTAGACTACGACCTTGACCCAGACTTAGAGTTTGTTGAAGATGGTGATTGGGCATTAGTTAGGAAATATGTACATGCGTCTAGTGTTATTGATGCTTACTATGACAGCTTAACAGAGCAACAAGTCTTAGAATTAGAAGAGCCTAGGCATTCAGAAAGTGATATTACTTTTTTATACGCTAACTCTCAAAATAAAGATGAAAACTCATTTAGAAATAGACTTATAGAAGTTATAAATGTATATTGGAAATCTAGGAAAAGAATAGGGTTTTTAACTTACATTGATCCAGAAACAGGTATGATGGAAGAGCAAGAAGTAGAGGATGGATTTAGATTACCTAAAGAAATGAAAGAAGCAGGGGCTAAATTAACTTGGAGATGGGTTAATGAGGTGTGGGAAGGAACAAGAGTTGATGGGAGAATGTATATTAATGTTAACCCAATAGCTAATCAAAGATTGTCAATAGATAATCCATCAAAATGTAAACTCCCTATTAATGGGAGACGTTACTCAGATATAAACTCTAGTAATATATCTTTAGTTAAACTTGGGATACCTTATCAGTTAAATTACAACATATATAAGTACAGATTAGAACTTGCAATAGCTAGGAGTAAAGATATTATTGCACAGTTTGATATTAATATGATCCCTAAGAAATGGGATATGGATAAGTTTATGTACTATGTAGAAGGTACAGGTATTGCTTGGGTAGATTACAATAAAGAAGGGATACAATTAAATCCACAACATCAATCTGTTTTAGATATGTCTATTAAAACAATTGGGCAGTATATACAATTACTAGAATCTATCTTAGTAGAATGGGAAAAAATATCTGGGGTAAGTAGACAAAGACAAGGTGAGATTGGGGCTTATGAAGGTAAAGCATCTTCACAACAAGCTATATTACAATCATCACATATTACAG